CGACAGCAGCGCCGTCATCGGCCCCGAAGGGTGGCCGCAAGCCGTGGTCCGCCTCTCGTGGGCTGCGGTCGACAGCGACACCCTGGGAGGGAAGGTGGAGGTCACCGGCTACGAGGTGTCATGGCAGAACGTCAAGCTCTCTGCGGAGCGATCGGGGTCCATGGTCGTTGGCGCAACCGGCACCCCGTCTGCGGCTGTCGCCCCCTTGGACGTGGGCGTGGAGTACCGGTTCTGGGTGAGGGCCCAGACCCAGGATGGTGTTGGCGCCTGGTCTCCCCCCGTGCGCATCGTCACAGCCACGGACGCCACGCCCCCACCAGTCCCCAGTCGCCCCGAGCTCTCGCAGACGCTCGGAGTCCTCAAGGTCAGCTGGGACTACCTGGGGGCCAGCAGGGAGACGATGCCCGCAGACTTCGCGGGGGTGGAGGTCAGCGTGCAGCTCCCGGGATTTGCGGCCTCGCCGGTGGCTACTATGCCCGCCCCGATGCAGAGCATCTCCCTTGCGGGGTACGAGATGAAGAAGTATGAGGTGTGCCTGCGCGCCTTCGACCGTTCTGGAAACAAGTCGGCGTGGAGTGGTATCCGAACCATCACCCTGGAGCAGGAGATCGACTCCAACGCCATCGCCAAGCAGGTGGAGAACCGGATCAAGGGCAGTGATGCGCTTCAGCAGGCGGCCCGCGAGGGCACCCTCAAGGAGATGAACCGCCTCACCTTTGCGATGACCCAGGTAGCCTCCAGCCTCGTATCGTCAGGCCCCGTACCGCCAGACAGTGGGACAATAGGGGCAAGCATGTGGATTGCCCCCGACGGGCGTATCTTCGTCCTCAGAGCAGAAGGAGACCAGTGATGCAGGAGTACACTGCCACTAAGCAGTGGAGAGACGGTTTCGGGGCTAACGAGACCCGGATTACCGCCGCCGACCTCACCCGCATTGAGGACGGGATTTCATCTGCCACCCGTGGCGTAACTAACCTTGAGACCAAGGTTGAGGGCATGCCAGCCGAGATCCTAAAGCAGGTGCAGAGCATCGCTCAGGGAATCCGCACCACCCTCGAGAAGGCGATCCCCGTCGGCACTATCGTCACGTATGGCGCTGAGCGCGACCCCGAGGGGTGGATGCGCTGCGACGGTAGGGTACTGGACCGGAACGCCTACGGGAAGCTCTTCGCCGCCATCGGCACCACCTATGGCTCCACCTCGAGCAGTAACTTCCGCATCCCGGACATTCGCGGCCGCAAGGTCGTCGGCTCGAGCGAAGGCTCCCAGTACCCCATCGGCTCCAAGGGTGGGCGCGAGGGCGTCAACCTCACGGTCAACCAGATGCCGGCCCACACCCACGAGATCGCAGAGGTGGGCGACGCGGGTGCGCGCTTCCAGTCCAGGAAGGCAGCCCAGGACATCGGTATCGGCACGGCAGGCTACACGTACCTCACCTCCACGGGCAATAACCGGAGCGACCGGTCCCCCATCGCCGCCGAGGTTGGGCGCGGTGACACCGTGGATATCCGTGACCCGTACTTCGGGCTCCCCTACATCATTAAGGTTCTGTGATGGCGGGGCCCGAGAATCTCGCTGCCGCTCCCACGGAGGCTCGCGGTGGCCAGTACGTGACGGTCCCGGGGTTCGCCGCACCCGGGCAGTCGTCGCCCACCAACTCCCGGACCGCACCAGACTCTACGGTCGTCTACAGCCCCAAGGGGTGGCGCTGGGAGGAAGCCGGGGACACCTACTCCAAGACCGTCTCCAAGCTCACTGCAGCAACCATGGAGTCAGCGGTGCGCCGCATCCGCACATCCATGGGTGAGGTGTCCTACATTCGCGGCACCTCCGACACGATGCCCCCGTTCGCTGGGCAGTCAGTCGGAGACACCTGCCGAGTGCAGGACGCCCAGACCCTCGACATCGTAGCTGAGTGGCGCTGGGATGGCGCTACCTGGGAGCGAATGAAGGTCACCAGCGAGCAGATCAGCAACCTCGACGTGGGGAAGCTGACCGCCGGCTCCGCGAACATCGCAGAGGTGACCGCACGGAAGATCGCCTCCGACGTCGGCCGCTTCCTCGAGATCACCACCGACCAGCTCACCGTCACCGGTAACGCCTCCTTCGTGAACGCGACCGCCCACCACGTGTGGACCGAGATCATCACCGCAGGTGAGGGCGAGTTCGAGCAGATCAAGGCCGGGATGCTGGCCGCCAACTCGGTCACCGCCTCCAACATCCAGGGTGGAGCCATCGACGGCCAGGTCATCACCGGCGCCACGATCCAGACGGATCGCGGGAACAATCGCGGAATCAAGATCGACTCCTCAGGAATCCGAGCCTACGAGGGTCGCAGCGGTAACACCTCCTTCGAGGTGGATGCCAACACTGGGCGCGTGAAGGTGCTTGGCGAGGTGGGCATCCAGGATACCTGGTCGATCGCGAAATTCATTGACATCGTTGAGCAGCAGTCAGGCAACGACGTCGGCCAGCGCGGCGACCGTTGGGGCGTCGGGCTCTACATGAATTCGAAGACGTTCCCATATAAATACCCGGCCCTCATTACCTACAAGGAGGACCCGACAAACTCGGGGGGAATCCTTTATTTACAGGCCCCGTCCTACTATGACGGCGCCACCCCCAACATGCGGCTATCCGGGTCCGGGTTGGCCGTATATTCGGGGAAGACTGGCGCCTGGCAGATGAACCTCAGTAGGTCGGGGTTCGGTGCCGGGTCGGCCAGTAAAGGCTCCATTCAGGTAAACGACTACTCTGCCACCATCACCGTCGGAGGCTACAACCCCCACCTGTACATCCAGGGGGGGCAGTTCTGGCTGAGGTCTATGGTGGACACCTTTCGTGGAGTGTGGTCGAACGGGACTTCAACAGTTCTCGGGTGGACGAAGAATCAGCAGCTCTATGTTGACGGTAGTGGGGTTCATTCAGTCGGAGGCAAGAATTTCTCCATGCGCGTGCCTGGGGAGTGGCAGAAGCGCCACATGATGCTCCGGCACGCCTCTACCGAGTCGCCGCACGACGGGATCGAGTACTGGGAGAACGTAGAGCTCGACGCGGCTGGCCACGCCACGTGGGTGCTGCCGGATTACGTTCCCAAGATCGCGTCCCCGACAGCTCCGTGGATCGTCCTAACGTCCTCGTCAGCCTCGGCCAAGCTCGTCCGCACCGGGTATGGTGTCGACGCGCTCCCGTGGTCCGTCGAGGTTGTAGGCAAGCCGGGGGAGGTTGTCTCCGTCCTCGTCAAGGGCGCTCGCCAGATCGACGAATGGGATGACAAGACCGACCACGTTGCGCTCCGTGACCGCTCTAAGGAGTCCGTGTGGGAGATTCCGCCAGCACTCGGACCGGACGACGGCGCCAGCCAGGAATTCGTGGCCTACGATAGTAGAGGTGGGTACGGGCCATCACCCACACCACCACCAACCCCGCCTACAGAAGGCACTAAGGAGGAGTAGTGACACCCCAGACACAACAGGTAGACGCCATCGCCGTGATCGACGCCCTGACGGCCGAGATTGCGGCACTGACGCGTCGAGCAGTGATCGCCGAGCAGCAGGCCGCCACCCTGGAAGCCAAACTCGGCACCCTGAAAGAGAAGGAGAGTAAATGAGTGTAGGGAGTGTTGCGGCGCGCATCGCCCGCCGCATCTGTGACCAGGAGAACGTCGGCTACAGCCAGCCCGACCGGCGCACCTGGTACGCCAACGCCAACTGGGAGGGCCACGTGAGCTCTCCCCAGAACGCGGACTGCTCCAGCCTCGTGTGCGGAGCCATCTGCTATGGCATCCACGACACCTACGGGGCCGCATGGGGGCATGCCGCCCTGCCCGAAATTAATGACCACTGGACGGGGAACATGCGCCCCGGCCTGGAGGCTCGAGGCTTCAACGAGGTTCCGTGGAACGACTCTGACCTCACCCCCGCTGGTGGCTTCCGTGTCGGTGATGTGATCCTGTCCGCTGCGAACGAGGGTGGCAGGGGGCATGTGGTCATCGCCGTCGAGGATGGGGGTGACCCTCTCGTGTCTGAGGCGTGGATTGCTGAGGACGGAAGTATCGACGGCTACCTCGGTGACTCCACAGGCCAGGAGACGCGCACGGTCCGCTACTCCAGCCACCCCCACACTCAGTCGGGGGCGTGGACCAGCTGCCACCGGTTCGACGAGGGGAAGTTCCTGTCGCAGTGGCCTGAGTTCCGTAAGGGGCAGGCCATCCAGGCTAAGCCCGCGCCAGCGTCTACGGCCGCCCCGGGCGTCCCGGCGCACGCGCACGGCATCGACATCTCCAGCCACCAGGCGGGCCTGAACGTGGCCGGGCTGTGGGCCGACTTCGTGATCGTCAAGGCCACCGAGGACGACGACTACGTGAACCCCTACATGGGGTCGCAGGCTAACGCCACTCTCGGAGCTTCGAAGCGGCTCGGCTTCTACCACTTCGCCCGCCCTGGGGACGCTGGGGAGCAGGCCCGTTACTTCGTGGATGCTGTGCGCGGCTACGTGGGTAAGGCCACGCTCTGGCTTGACTGGGAGGCGAACGCGGTCGAGCAGGGGCCCGGCTGGGCGAAGACCTTCCTCGACGCCGTGAAGGGCATGACCGGCTCCACGCCCGGCATCTACATGAACGGGTCCGCCGTGAACGGCTACGACTGGTCGGCCGTGGCCCGCGAGTACCCGCTCTGGTACGCGGGCGGCCCCGACTACTCGGACTACGGCGCCTCCTACAGTGACCCAGCCGTCCCGTCGGTCTCGTACTGGGGCTCCCCGTTGATCCACCAGTACACGGAGGATGGCAGGCTGCCCGGCTACAACGGAACCCTCGACCTGAACCGGCTCCGCGACCGCGCCACCTGGGACCGCATGATCGGCGGAGGCCAGGTCATCTCCGGCGCCCCCGCCCCGGTGGCTACGGCTGGAGCGCTCGAGGTGGACGGCGAGTACGGGCCCGCCACCGTGCAGCGCCTCATCGAGGTCTTCGCCCCCGGCTACAACGAGCTCTATGCCGTCGCCAACCTCCGCCGCTACCTCAACAAGACCGTTCCTGAGCACTCCCAGAAGATGCTCACCGGCTCCGGGAAGCTGGCTGAGGACCGAGGTTGGGACTCCCATGTGGTGCGCGTCTTCCAGTACTGGGCGTGGTGCTGGGTGAAGCCAGTCGCGCCGGACATGTGGAACCAGTTCGCTGATGGCTGGAGCTTCGGTGAGTACGTGGACGGCGAGCCCGGCGAGGCCACGTGGGCGGCCCTCCAGGAGGCACTGAACCGCTCGCGCCCGGGGTCGTTCCGGCTTATGTGACACCGCGTGGCGGACGGTAGACTAGGGGGTGGGGCAGAAGTCCTGCCCCCTAGTTGTTTCCGAAAGGGGTGAGTGCATGAGCATTTACGCTCGAGCCTCATTCTGGTCTGGCGTCTTCGATCGCGCCGTGAAGACCTTCGCCCAGTCCCTGCTCGCCACCTTCGTTGTGGGTGTCGGCATTCTCGACATTGACTGGAAGGGGGCGCTCGGTATCGCTGCGACCGCCGTCCTGGCCAGCGTCCTGACCTCCGTCGCTGACGCGAAGGAGACGGACAAGGCGATCGCCACGGCGCCCGTCGAGTACACTCCTCGTCACGCGAGCTGAGTGACCATGCAGTCAGTAGAGAGCGTCTTACCGATAGGGCAAATCCTCACATCTCCTGATCTCATTGCGGCTACAGTCGCCCTGCTGGCTGCGCTGGTTGCTCGCCTCGCAAGTAGGCTTAAGAGACAGCAGGCATTGAATGAGGAGCGGCTGGAGCGCCTAGGTGTTCATGTCGCCCGCGCAGCCGACGCCGCTGAATCCGCATCCGAGGGGGTGCACAACAACCACGCCACCAACCTGCGAGACGACCTAGATATGCGCTTCGATGACCTGACCTCCAAGATGGATGCCCTCACTGAGGTGGTGGGGGCACTCAGGGATAGCGTGAGCGACCAGTCTCGCAGGCTCCAGGGCCTGGAGGGGCAGGTTGAGGGCGTCAGGAATGATGCGCGCACTGACAGAGCTCATCTTTACGATGAGGTATCTAACCTTCATGATCGGATTGATAGAGTGAAGGTTGTAACGAATCGGCGTCAGGAGAGTTCGTGAACCAGGGGTACGCGCGCATCACAGGTAAGGTGGTCGGCCCTGAGGGCCTAGGCCGCATGGGGACAGTCACGTTTGACCCGCTCCCTCAGTACAAGGGCGTCGAGGTTGACGCCACGAGCGCCCTCATAGCCCACTACGCCGGGGGTCGACTCCGCCCCGACGGCATCCTCGTCAACCACGACGGTGACCCATTCCTGAACATCGCAGCCCCATCAACCCTTCCCGACGGGGAACAGAACTACCGGGTGTGCGTCAACATCCCCGGCGACACCGGCCTCACCCGCTGCATCAACGCCCGAATCATCGCCGGAACCGAGGTCGACCTCGTAGACATCTTCTCCGGTATCGCCATTGAAGACCCGTCCGACCGGGATGGTCGACGTGTCCGCGACATTGGTGACGGCACCCTGGAAGCAATCAACGCCCCTGACGTGATCGAGGTTGGGGATGGACTACTCGCATGGAGGACTAATGGCTAACCTGACTTGGTACAGCACGGAGAAGGCCGACCGGACTTTCGTCACTAAGGTGGAGCTGGAGGCTGTGCGCAAGGCGTCTGAGGGGCGCCAGGTGGATACGTCGACGCTGGCAACGAAGGAGGAGGTGACGCGCGGGGATGACTCCTTGTCGTCTCGTATCTCGGCCGTGAAGGCCACCGCCGATGGGGCTCTCCCGAAGACTGAGGCGGCCTCCACCTACGCCACAAAGGAGGAGGCGCTGGCTACTGAGCGGAAGCTCGGTGAGCGCATCGACTCCGCTACGACGGCGGCCGCCACGAAGGCTGAGCTCACCCAGTACGCCACCAGCAAGGCCGTGGCTGACACCTACGCCACCAAGGAGTCGCTCGGCGGCTACCTCAAGGCGGAGGATGCTGCCTCCACGTATGCGACCAAGGCGGCCCTCGCTCAGGCCCAGCTGGGCGGCGGTGGGCAGGCTGCGCCCGACTTGTCGGGTTTCGCCACGAAGACGGAGATGCGCCAGGCTGACGACGCCCTGGGCGCGAAGATCGAGGGAGTGAAGTCCACAGCCACTGCTGCCCTCTCGAAGGATGAGGCATCCTCAACCTACGCCACTAAGTCTGCCCTGGAGGCCGTGAAGGGGTCTATCCCGACGGTCCCTGACACTTCCCGCTTCATCACCACCGAGGCGGCTGACGGCAAGTACGCCAAGAAGACGGACCTCAGTCAGTATGTGACCGCCTCTACTGCGGATGGTAAGTACGCCACCCAGGTGGGGCTCTCCGACTACCTCACCACAGCGTCTGCGGCCGGCACGTACTCCACCAGAACGCAGGTTGCGGCCATGGGGGACAGTATCCGCAACGCCAGAGCAATCGCCGACGCGGCGCTTCCGAAGGCTGAGGCGGCATCCATGTATGCCACGAAGGCTGAGCTCAGTCAGGCTCAGGCTGGCGGGCACGTGGACCTCTCCTCCTACCTGACCAAAGATGACGCCTACAATGACTTCGTGCAGAGTAGTTTCCTGGATCGGAAGTTGGAACTGTATGCGACCTTGGAGGCGTCCAACGCCGTCGCCCGCCGCGTAGACGCCCTATCCAATACCATCACCCCCTTCGAGGCCGGTGAACGCTACTACAGTCCCGTCACCTACTTCTGGCCTGACTACTACGAGGACGGCAAGCCCGGCAAGACATCGAAGTGGGCCAGCATCCTGAAGTTCGCGGGCTCCCTTGGTATCGTCATCCTGAACCGCAACAGCGGCAACTGGGATGAGTTCAACGTCGACTTCAAGAAGCAGGCCGAGCTTGCGCTCGCTGCCGGGGCGAAGCGGGCCGTGTTCTACGTGAAGACCCAGTACCTCGCGGCTACCCTCCCGGCTGGTGACCCGGGGCGCGCGAACGTGCCGGACGTGGACAAGTACACCGAGGCGTACATCCTCTCCCAGATCGATAAGGCCAAGACCCAGTACGGGGACGTCTGTCAGGGCGTCTTCCTCGACGAGGCCATCAACGGATGGGGCGCCCAGGCTGGCCGCATCCCCGCCTACAAGTCCCTCATCGACAAGATCAGGGCCAAGTATGGCAAGGAGTTCCTCATCGTCATCAACTCGGGGTCGAACATCTCCGAGGACATGTGCAAGCTCGACTTCGACGTGTGCATGATGTTCGAGAAGGACGCCTCAGCATTCCTAGTGGAGGACCCCGGAACGCCGATCCTCCCTGACCACATGAAGGCGTACCCGTCCACTCGGTGGTGGGCCGTCGTCCACGGCGTCACCTCCGAGAACTACAAGAGCGTGTTCGACAAGGCCGACAAGCTTGGTATCGCCCACCTGTACATCACGGACGGTCAGCTGCGCGAGGATCCGCAGCAGGGCGGTCAGTGGGCGCCGGTCGGTAACCCCTACGCGAACCCGCCGTCGCAGCACGTCCTCGAGCTCGTGGTGCCGTGGCTTAAGGGCTATCTGTCGTTGAAGCTTGAGGTGGAGGAATTGCGTACGCGACCTAAGGTGCTTTCGCTTGGTAAGCGTGAGGCTATCCCGGCGGGTACTCCGGCGGGTACGATCATCGTCAGGAAGGACGCATAGTGGCAGATAGCATCTTCCCCGTTCTGGGGGCGTGGTGGCGCAGTAAGGGCTCCCGGCAGGGTGACGGGGTGACCCTCCCTGCAGGGGCGTCTACCACACCCTACGACAGTGCAGCCATGCCTGTGGGGTCTCGCAGGTTCACCTTCGAGGTCGACTACCAGGACACTGCGGAGGCCCGCATCGACCTTCGCGTGAACTGGTTCAACGACAACAAGGTCAAGATCAACGGGCCGTTCGACATCACCACCGTCACGCTCCCTCAGGGGCAGACGAAGGTGGTGGCTGAGGTTGAGCTTCCCGCTAGTACGGCCCCCCGGTGGCTGCCGTCGATCGGCGTCCCTGCCGGTTCGGGTGATGCGGTGATCTCGTCCATGAAGATCTATGAGACGCCCGTCAAGGCGCAGCCGGTGACCGTGTGGGATGGGGCGCGTGAGGGGGCCGCCACGATCATAGTGTGGGATGGGGCCCGTGAGGTGCCCGCAAGTATCGAGTTCCAGGCGTAAGGAGACGCATGTCAGAGGAGAAGCAGGGCCAGTGCCTGCCGTCGCAGGTGACCATCAACATCGGCACGTCGGGGGTGAAGGTCAATGACGGCGACCCTGCCGTGGACACCTCCAAGTTCGCCACGAAGGAGGAGGTTGCCGGTAAGGCCACGAAGGCTGACGTCAGTGCTGTCGACGTGAAGGTGGAGCAGGTTCGCACGGTCGCCGGTAAGGCTGCCGCTGACGCCGTGGAGGCTAAGGCCATCGCGGGTAAGGCGCTCACGAAGGAGGCCGCGGACGGCGCCTACGCCACGAAGGCTCAGGTTGCCGCCATGGGTGACAGTATCCGCGCCACTCGATCTGCGGCGGAGCAGACGAAGGCTGACGGTGAGTCCACGAAGCGCATCGCCGAGCATGCCGAGGGGCTGACCCAGGCTCTCGCCAAGAACCTGGCCGTGTTCCCCCGTGTGCTGCGCCTCGACAAGGATCAGGCTGTCCCGGCTGACACTCCGCTCGGCACGGTCATTGTGCGCACGGAGCGCGCCATCTCCCACGCGGATGACCTGTTCCCGCCGATTGGGGAGTGGCCGAAGATCAGCGCCGCGGACACTGGCGACGGTGTGCGCCTAGACTTCCAGCACCCGGCCCTCGTGCCTGGTCTGGACCAGCTGAAGCCCTCGGGCGGGAAGTGGCTGCTGACGATGCGCTACTCCTTCCCCGGAGGGAACTTCGGTGAGGAGGAGGCTCAGGTGAACCTGTGGACCGCCCGCCGCTATCAGGAGGAGGGGCACCCGGCCCAGGTGGATCAGGGGTCGAAGATCGCCGACCTGACTGTCCGCAAGGGTGAGCACCTGGAGTTGTCCCTGGAGATTGAGCCCAAGAAGGTGGACGAGAACATCGGTGACGTGTGGGGCGTCTGGCTGGATGCGCCGATCCCGGTCCTGTACGTGCATGATCTGGTGATCCGCAAGGTTGCCTGAGGATAGAACAAGGCCCCCGCTTGTATCACGTCGATTACAAGCGGGGGCCTTGTGTTATCTCACCAGAGGTGGTGAAGCTTCCAGTTCCAGCCACGCAGGGCCTTGCCGAGTGTGGCATCCCAATACCAGCGCATACTCACCTCCTGTCTATGAGTAGAGTTCCCAGGATGAGGCGTTGCCGCCCTGGGCCTCGAAGGTGAGGATGGCGGGCTTGGTGGAGTCGCCTGACAGGTTCGTCCACCAGTCGCTGCCACGGTCCGCGCTCGGGCAGGAGATGATCCACCGGGCGTCCCCCGCCTGGCTCACGGCGAAGTTGTGCCAGTGCCCGTGGACGAGGATTCTGGCGTCGTAGAGGCCGCTCCGGCGCCCGAACGCGAGGTCCCTGAACCATGATGGCACCTTCGACTGTTGCCCCGCCAGGTGGCCGTGAGTGAAGCCGATGCGTGTGCCGTCAGCAGTATCCACGGTGACAGCTTCCTCCCACTTCTCAGGGCGGTGGAAGGTGACGTGCTCGTATCCGGGGCGGCCGGCGATGATGTCCTCGATGTTCTTGGAGATCATGATCCCGAAGTCGTCATCGGGGGCGTTTGCCCTGGAGTTCTTGCCGGGGCCGGTGCGGACGGCGCAGTGGTTGGATGGGACTGCCACGTAGTAGAGGGAGGAGCAGAGGGGAGCGAGGGCCTGGAGTGCTTCAGCGTAGAGGCGCTGCACGGTCCTGATCTGGTCGGTCAGGCTGAGGTCGTTGGTTTGCGCCTGGCTGGCGACGTTCCAGAAGCCCTCCGTGGAGTCGCCCACGTCGGCGAGGATGATGCGCTTATAGGGCCCACGGAAGCGGATGTCGTCAGCGATGTCGTGAATGGCTCGCCTGACGAGCCGGATTGTGTCCTCCGTGCCGCCCCCCTGTCCAGTTTTCCCAAGCTGATAATCGGCCATGCAGACGACGAGAGTGTCCTCATCGTCCTTCACGATAGGCGCCGGCTTAGAGATGAGGGGCTCCCGGAAGACGGGCTCCAGGTCTTCGAAGGAGAGGCGCTTAGCCTCGGCCATCTCGACAGTGCCGGGCCGCCAGGTGATCTTCTCGTAGCTGCCGTCGGGGAGGCGGATCGTCTTCCCTCGCTGGAGGATGGCGTCCACGGGGACGTCGTTGAAGAATGCGTCGTGCCCCATGTCGGGGGCGCCGCGCCGCTTCAGCTTGGCGCGGTGGCGGCGGACGGACGACTCTGAGGTGTTGAATCGTGCGGCGAGCTCCACGTTACTGGCGCGCTGGTCCTCGGGGAGGAGGTCGTTCTCGATGATCGCTTCATCAAGGGGGGTCATTGGTGTCTTGTCTTTCTGTCCAGAGTATGGCAACGGCCCGGGGAGACATCTTGGTCAATCCCCGGGCCGTTCACCTATCCCACATCCAGCGGAGTCACTCACCGGAATGGTTGTAGTCTAGCGCCCCAACGAGAGCCTTGCAAGGGCTCACTGAGACGTATGCGGTCCTGTAACCGTGCCGCCGCCACTTCCACGCGAGGTAGCGGGCGACGGGCTTCCATGTGCAGCGCGCGTCAACGTATCGCCATGTCTTGGTGCTCATTTGCTCCTCCTGCATGCTCCGCAGATTGCTGTCTCGGATCCGACTTTCCACCCGAGGGTCCTGGCTGTGGTCTTGATGGTTGATTCGACTGCCACCCACGGCTTAGTTCGGGGGTGTGTCTGCTCGATGCGGGTGATGCCACACTGGGTGCAGGCCATGTTGGCGACCCACTGGTGGCCGTGAAGCTTGATGTCTACCATGTGTACCTTTCTAGCTGGGCCATGCGCGCATCATCCACGCCCGGGCCCTGCTGATTTCCGCGTTAGAGGCGGCCCATTGCTCGTAGTGCTCAGCTTCCGGGCCGCCGTAGGTGGGGTGTGTGCTGGCTTCTACCTCGTCAAGGATGAGCCAGCAGTCCGGGCAGTACCGGAGGGACCAGTGGTAGGTTCCGTCCTTCCAAACGTCCCTCCGATACATGAGCCCTTGCCTGATTGGGGTGAAGCAGGCGTCGCAGATGACCTGCCCCCTAGAGTGGGGGTGGGTCGTCTTGCGCTTCAGGTTCACCTCAGAAGGGGGCGCCCGCGTTGGCCCAGGGGTCGCCCTGCTGGCCGCCCTTAGGGGCGTTGAATCCGGCCTGCTGCTGGCCGCCCTTGCGGGGGATGACGCCACGGAAGCGGGGGAACTTCACCTCGAGACTGGTGCGCCGCTGGCCGTCGTTGCCGTCCCATCCGCGCTGGATGAGGAGGCCGGTCACGGTCACCTTGTCTCCCTTCTTGAGGGTGTCGGCGAGGTGGCCGTGCTGCTCACCCCAGAAGGATGCGGTCACCCAGAGGGGGTCGCCGTCGTCCTCCCAACTGCCGTCCTGGGTCTTGCGGGATGCGGTTGCGGCAATGCGGAGCTCAGTGACCTGCTGCCCAGACTGCGTGTACTTGACCTCGGGGTCCTGGCCGAGGTTACCTTCGACGGTGATGTCACATGCCATGGTTAGTTTGCCTTTCGGATGGGGTTGAAGAGGTGCTGGATGTTCCTCTCGAGGACGTAGATGGTTGGGTCTCCGAGGAAGCGGAAGGTGGGGATCTTGTTCTTCTGGATGTGCCGGTCGAGTGTTCGGCGGGTAATGCCGAGCTGATTTGCCGCCTCGTTCTTGGTGAGGTAGCCGGGAATGGTTTTCATTGGCGTCCTTTCAGGAGCTTGGCGAGGTCTCCGAGTGTCATTGTAGCCCATTGCTGGTCGGGTTTGGCAACTCCGTGTCGTTTATGGACAACGATACCGAGGAGGGCGGAGGCATTCTCCGCTTCAACCTGGGCCTCCCTGGTCCACTTCGGCAGGTCCATGCGGGCGACATCCTTGCACTCGATGACGATCTTGTGGCCGCCCATGCGGACGTTGGCGATGTCGCCCTTGTCTTTGGCTCCGGCCTTGGGGGCGCGGTCGATCCTGTCGTCATCCAACTCTTCGGCGAGGTAGTCGGCGACAACTCTCTCGAACCGCGCCCCGGCGGCCTTGGCGCTCTTACGAGTCCGAGCCAAGACGCTTCTCCGGGGTCGACCTGAGCCGAGACTCCAGGTTAGCGACCCTCAGTTCCAGGTGGTCTCGCTGGGCGGCCACGTTGACATAGGCCCCCAGAGACATGAGAGCAACCACAATGGCGGCGGCCAGCAGAACGGTCACGACTTCTCCTCGGGTGTGTAGATAATGGTGTACGGAGCCCACTCTTCATCCAGCGACTTAATGAACGCTCCTTTGATGCACGCCCACCCGGCCTCTTCGAGCTGCCAAACATCCCCATCGCAATCAAGTAACACGCTCCCAATCGGGAGCTCGTCGCACTCTGCGTCGTACCGACGATGGCGGAATGCCTCCACCTCTTCAAGGAGGGCGCTATAGCGAGCATTCCATGCCTCTGCCGACTCGGCCTGATCCTCCAGCTGAAGGAAGCGCTTGATGAAAAGCGCGACGTCATCCTGCTCGCAAGTAAAGGCCGCTGTGCAGGCGTACAGGGCCAGCTGCCCGAGGGTGGCGTTAATACGTTCCTTGTTGTTCACTTCTGAACCTCCTTGTCGAATCGCATGAGCCAGGCGATAGCGAGTCCGCCAACCTGGGTGACCTCGGAGATGAGGTCTGAATTGTGGCCAGTGTCAGCCTTGTTGTCGTAGGTGAGGGCGGCACACACCTCCCCCACCTCCTCCGCCAAGGCGTAGAAGCGGTTCTCGTTCGTCGGGCCGTCGCAGTCGAGCGTCATGCCCGGGTGCTTCTTCGCCGCGCGCTCATACTCGGCGAGAAACTCCCTCACAGGGTCTGTCACGCCGAGGAAGTGCAGCAGGAGTGCCGCATCCTCAACCATGCGCGAGAGCTCAAACTCAAGCTCCCCATAGAGGTACTCACTCCCATGAATGTAGGACTCGTCGCCAGCCTGGTCCATGGCGATGGAGATGCGCCCCAACTGACGGTGCCAGCGACCAACAGTCTCGAACGGCCCCTGCTCCTCGTTTATGAATGGCGCGACAAGCTTGTGCGCCAGCGCCTTCATGTTGTTCATTCTGTGTCCTTTCTTGAATCGGCGAACACGACTGTTCGTGTGCCGTCATTGTTTAGCTTGTAGGTGTTGCCGTCCCAGTACTTGGCTGGGATGCTCTCTGGGTTGTCTACGAACTGCGGTACGTTGAAGCCCTCCTTACGGGCCTCCGACCTGTTCTGCTCGATGTACCCATGACAGCCCCGCACCCCATCCCCACACAGGAGGATGAGGTTACTGGGGCTGTTCGTGTTCGGCTGGCGCGTGCCACCCATGCCGCGAGCCCTCCGGTGCTGAATGCTCATGGGGCCGTTACCGGCGTGCCTGCCGCAGCGAGCACACCGGTACTGGTCCCTCTCGTACACGAGCTCCCTCGTTTCCTGGGAGGGCCCTGTTTTCCTGGGAGCCCCCTTTCTACGCATCCCCACCCTCGATCTCGATGAGGCTGATGTCGCCAGTGGAGATGAGCTCTCGGATGGCTTCCTCCTGGGCGGTTGAGATGCGCACCGAGATGCGCGGGTCGCCCTGGACGACTTCAACCCCGTCGGGCACTTCCCCGGTCTGCTTGATGAACCCGTCAAGGGCTGCAGTGGCGACGAACCATGGGGCGGGCACCTTGTGTACGGCGTCGGGCTTGTTCCACTCGAGCCAGGCCACGAGCGCCTTCTCATCCACCACCTGATATCGGGGTTGTGGTGCGCTAACGCTCACCGTACCGACCTGGAGGCCGTCGATCATGGGCTTGGATGTGTCGCCCGGCGCCATGTACTCCTCGAGCTCTTTGAGGGCCTTCTTCTTCTCCTGGGAGGCCACCTTGGCGACGTGTGCCGCGATGGCCGCCCTGCGGAGTGCGTTCTCTTTGCTCACTGGACCTTTCCTGCCCTGTAGTTCTGTGCGAGCCATGCCCTGAGCATGTCTGGGTTGGCCTTGCCGCCGGCCGCGAAGTACTCCTCACGAACCTTGTCGCCGTCCAGCTGGTGGGTGGCGCAGAATCCGTCGAGGATGGTTCCGCACTGTTCGGCGGCTGTTCTCTTGGGAACCCCCTGTGCCACTGGGGTGGGGGTGTTCCGTTGGGAGCTCCCTGTCTGCTGGGAGCCCCCTATTCCGTTGGGAGCCCCCCTCTCGTAGGACTCACTGTCGGGGTCAGGCTCATCCGTGGGGATGGTGAGCGCCTGGAGGAGGAATGTCCTGTAGGCGACGCTCATCGCCTTGGCGATCGCTTTATCACCGAAGTCCATTGCCTCGGCTGCGACCTTCCCGTGGATGCTGTCCCCGTTGGGGCCGTAGACGCGGTAGGTGACCTTGACGACCACCTCTGCTGTCTGCTTGCCGTTCGCTGTGGTCCCGTTGGTCCGGTGTACGTCAACCTCTTCGGGGAGGATGACTACCCCGTGCTTGCGGAGCGCGGGCCCTACGGCGTTCATTACCGCGTCGATGCCACGGAAGTTGAATCGCTGTGCCTGGTTCTTGCTGTCCTTCCTGACTGCCTGAACTTCCGCCATCACCTTGCTTAGCGCCTGGTGGACTGTCATCTGTTCTGCCATCTGTGTTCCTCTCTTGGGAGGCCCCTATTCTGCTGGGAGGCCCCTATTCTGCTGGGAGGCCCCTATTCTGCTGGGAGGCCCCTATTCAGGAAGCTACTTCGTCGAAGCCACCAGCGCCCCCACGGCCATGATCGCGTGCCCCATCGTCGCCACCTCATGGGTTACACCCCCGGCAGTCACGGCGATCATGCCCCCGATCGGGACGATGGTGATGGTCTCAGACTCCGCAGTGGTGATGCTGTACACGTCCCCCACCCTGCGGACCCTGAGGCGCCGGTCGAATGCTGTCACCCGCCCCTTAACGGAGTCGCGGAAGTTGTGGGCGTTCGCTTCGGCGAGCGTGTCCGCGATGACGACCTCATCGCATTCGACGTACCCCCAGTACCGATCCGCCTGGCCGGGCTTGCGGACCGTCCACCAATCGGGAGTGAGCTCGGCCGCCGTGGCGCCGAGCACTACCGTGTACCCCATGGGTGTGGGGGCTACGTGCATTCGGGCATGGGGCCACATTCGGGCCAACTGGCTAGCGACGTCCGTGACGTCAATGGGTGTGGTCATGGTGAGTGTTCCTTCCGTGTGTGGGGTTAGCGCTGCCGGATGTATCGGGCAGGGTTGAAGGGCTCGAGCGTGTACAGCCAGGCTGAGAGGCGCTTGAGTTCGGTTCCGAGTAGGCGCGTATTGCCGTCGTCTAGGTGCCACCATGGGCCGTGTTTGACCCACGCTTGATGCTGGTCGTCGTAGACGGTGGCCCCGTCGGCCATGCGGCGCATGTCCGCGTGCGTGATGAGGCGATGCTCGAGTGGGGCGTCAGCTGGCATTGCGTTCCTCCGTCTTGATGGCCCGCTCGAGGTAGGTTGCGGCCTTGCGTAGGTCCTCTACGCGCTTGCTCGCGTCTCCCTTGCGCCCGAACCGGGTGAGGTACTTCCCGACGTTCCATAGATGCGGGTTGTCGGGGAACAGGGCGTCAAGCAAGTCCCAGGACTGCAGGTTAGCCGTGAGCGTGGGGGCGCCGTTACTGGCGAGCTCCTCCCCTAGCCACACGTAGTGAGGCGGACCAATCACCTGAACGCCACTGGCGGCGATGCGCTCGGGAGTGGTGGTGTCATCCTCCCCTACCAGGACTTTGATGCCTTTCGAGTAGAGCAATTCCTGAATGGCGCGCACTTCGGGGCCATCCTCAGGCCAGCCGACTAGGCGCACCACGGCATCCACACCATCGTACGGGGGCGCGAAACTGAGTACACACTCCCCCTCCCAGCGCACCGTGAGCGAGCAATCATACTCAAACACGAACCATGCGGGAAGAGATGAGCCGACCGTGGCGCGCCCACCATTGGCGATGCGGTAGTCCAGTTCTCGGGTTACGTTCGCGCCGGTTAGGTCCGTTCCGTCCTGTAGGAGGATGTAGTCGGAGAAATTTGCGCCGGCGTCGATAGCCTCAACCAACTGGGTGGGGTTACTGACAAGGTAATCCATGGCGGTATCCTTTCTAGGTCCCACACCTTGTGGGGCACCTATGGGCCACCTAGACCAAAAATGGATCACAGCAAACCTCTGCCGGTAGATATTAGACAGTAGGGCGGTCTAGGTGACTCATAGGTGGGCAGACTGTATCGGCTACGCGGGGCGGCGCCGTGCGTGCGGTGCCTGCCACCTATGGCCTTTCCTCTATGTAGTTCTCAACCAACGCGCGCAAGCGCTACTTGGCGGTGTCCCGTGTTTCTCGCTGCGCTATGTCCTCTAGGTGAGGTGGAGCGGCCACGCATTGTCGTGGCCGACTATCCCGGCTAGCCGGCCTGTACGCGCTCGAGCGCCACCTCGAATGCGTCCTTGGCGAACCGGACCGCTACGTCGTCATGTCCGCTCACGTCACCATTCGAATACACCTGAACCCGGTTCCCATCCTTGGTGGCGACCAGGCCGCCGTGGGTTAGCGGCTCCCGGATGGGGTAAACGTGCCAGCCGCTTGAGCTGAGCGCGTCGGCCAGTGCCGCCAGCGCCTTAGCGCGCCGTTCAGCATCGGTTAACAGGTGAGTCATCACGTCTACACTAGTCCAGTCTTGGCTACGCACGGCCAGATACTTGATGTTCAGCGAATCCATTGCCGTCACCTGGGCTACCGCTTCGCGGCGCCGCGTACCCAGAATGTTCCGCACTTCCAGGTAGTGCGTCGGATTAGCGGCCACCCATGAGGATGATGCAGGCTTGCTCTCCCCTGTGGCTGCGTTGAATGCTAGGCGCACGCGCTCAGATACAGTGCTCATGTCATTAGTCCTCTCGTGCCGCGAGTGTTCAGCCGTTGATGATGTAGGTGGCCGCTTCGGTGGCTGTCATGTCCCCACGCACCCAGCGCTCCTCACCGTCAGCGGACACGCTGTAGACGTCTACGAACACCATGGGGTTACCGTCCCATGAGAGTTCGGCTGTGACGTAGGCGTGCCGCTCACCGTTGGCGAGGATGATGATGTACTGGTTCGTGTTCGGCGACGTCATGACCTCGAACTCGAGTGACGCGGCGTCCAGGCTGAACTCGAGGTCTTCGACTGCAGCCTCGAGCGCGCTAGCGAGACGGTCTTCGGTGGTGATCATGGTGATACTCCTAGGTGTGCGGGTAGGTGGGTTAGTGTCGTGCCCGGCGGGGGAATCGAACCCCCGCTGCAACCATTCGGGCTACCTGAGCGGTGTCAGGAGATCGCGTACAGGACCGCGGCGGCAGCCTCACCCTGCGACCAGCACGCCACGTCACTCGCGGCGTTAACGTCAATCACGAGGATGGGCGACTCAGGGTCGTAGTCCTCAACCAGGGCCGCGTTCTCGGACTCACTGGTGGAGACCTTAGTGAGGCGGCCGCCCTGGTCGAATCGGGCCCGCCAGTGGAAGTGCTCCACCAGCACCACCCACTCGTCGTGCTCAAAGTCGGTCGCGTTGCAGAGCACCTGCCACGCCTCAGCCGGGGCCTGGTAGGCCAGCTGGGTGGACTCGAGGACCGCCTCGAGGTCAGTCATGTCCACGTTCTCACGGAACAGGGGGTGCTCCACGACGGTGAACTCCCTGTCCGCGTCGACGGCGGCGGAGATGGTCACGTCGTCACTCCCGTAGGAGAGGCGCATGTCCAGAAAGTCGTCCAGAACGTCGATCTCGAAGTCACCCGTGTATCCGGCCTGCCATGCCTTGCGGGCCAGGGGGAACGCCAGGAGCGCGGCGGCCTTGTCCGCGTCGCTGGTCTTGCCCACCAGGTTGGCGCCATCAAGGATGGTGGCCAGCGACCGTCCGCGCTCGGCGGAGATACGGACAGAGATGAGGCCGATGCCGAACCCGTCGCTAGTCTCGGTGTAGTCGACGTTCCAGTCGGCCAGGTTGGCGGCGATAGCCCCGATGAGGCCGTCAGGGTCGCCGCCGAGGATGGCAATGCTCTCCTGAGTGAGCTCGTCGTCATCGTGGTACTCACGGTCGAGGTTGAGGCGGGCGGCAACCTCGGAGGGCTGCATGTCGTGGGCGGCGGCGTACTGGGCGATGGTGGCCATTGCTGTAATCCTTTCTTGGTGGAGCGGTTCGCTCCGTGCTGATGGCTCAACCATACACCCCCCGAGACGCAGTGAGTCAAGCCGGAACGTGCACCAATTTGCGTGACCTGCGTCATCGAACGCACGTTCGGCGTCGCGCCCCAATCTCGCCGCGTGCGCGCCCACGTACGCACGCGCACACGCGCGCGAGAGGCCGCAGGAGCCAATCTGAGCGCCTTTCAGCACCACGGCCATATGCGGGTACCACCCACGCCCCCAAATCGCCCCAGAGAGGCTCACAGCGCCACCTGCGGGCAGGCAAAGCGAAGCCCCCGGCCCGCCGAAGCGGGACCGGGGGCCGGCAGGGCGCCGTCAGGCCGCAGCAAACACGGCCACGG